TACGTGGCGCACTAACTCGGGACATCTGGCCCACCACTAAAGTGGTGGGTGTGATGCTTATCCGACACAAATATACTCTCTCTTCTTATTTTTTATTTCTTTACAACAGTTTGTTGTATTGTATACCTCGTTGTTTATGTATTCAACTATCCGTATCATGTATATTTGTTTGTTAAACATTATTTCGACGCATATTGCTCACGGGCCTTCGGCCCTAGATCGTTAGGATACCTAATCATATACCAGTACTTTTGTCATAGCGTCTTGTATTTCATAGCGTGTTGTATGTTATTTGGATTTCATTCCATACAATAGTTTATGTTTACATAAACATATCAAACATGATATGTAATTCTGTTCTGGTAGTTTATACTTACTCCAGAACTACAATAGAATGCCAAATATAAATAATCCACCTCTGTTACATTCTTCCTCAACACGGTTGTCTTCCTCAAAAGACATTCAACATCTGATGTTCCTGTTGCGACTCCTGCTTCAAGTTCCCCACTACATACCAGTTTAACCAGATGGCTGTGTTCAGGTTTAATAAATAAACCTGGGGCTTCCAGACAGGTTGTCGGCTGGTTGATTTCCCAAGAACTCTTGATCATAGCCCAATGAAGTATTCTTCCGGGCTTCACCTTGCACACAAGAAGCATAAACATTTTCCAGATAAAATATCTGGGTAATGTTTTATCAGTAGGCTCAATCCGAAATACCTTGACGGTGTTTTCAGGAACCAATATTGACCCTGACGACGAGTAGTCGTGGCTCGTTGCCGCCTTGCTGCCATACTTCCGGCGCCCAACCCGCCTCTTCTTGATGGATTTCTTCGGATACCTAGCCATTTCTTGTCTGAACATCTATCTAGACACTGGTATTTATAGACTTCTAGATGCGTTGCAGGGCAAGCAATCGAAGTTTGAATTTGGGACGGTTCCCGCCTGTTTTTGGTCTTCTGGATAAAGCCCATGAGCCCAAAACCCATCTAAACGGGCCCTTTGGGCCCTATATCCACAATCCATTAGCCCATGTCCCGTCCCGAGCGCTGGGGGTAATAATAGTCCCCAGCGCT